GTAGCATAAGCTAAATTTGAATTGAATACCGCAACTTCATTTAATTTAGTTCTGAAAAGATCAAGAGCTTTTTTGTATTCTTCATTTTTTTCTCTTAACATTTCAACTTCTTCTTTAATTTGTTTTGGTGCTGCCATCAAGTTTCTCTTAACTTTTCTGTCAATAGATTTAACAAATCTTGACGCTTCCTTAGCCTCAACTTTTTTTACTGGTTTCATATCACCATCCATGTTCTCACCCTTTTTATATTCAAATTTGGCTTTACCGGTACCGTGTGCTTTTACTTTACTACCACCAAAAGCTTCTTTTCTTTTTTCATTAAAACCTTTAGTATTTGAAGTAAAGTTTACTTTTTTAACTTTACCGATTCTTCCTTTTGGTTTAAAACTTTTAGATTCATACATAATTTCATCTAAAGAAATGCCCTCCAACGAGTCATCTCCACCCATAAATGTATCATCTCCATCTACAAAAGAATCCATATCTTCATCCATAGATATTTCATAGATTGTTTCATCTATGTTTGGATAATTGTCTCCTTCTTCATAGATGTCTTCATAGATGTCTTCATCCATGTTTGGATAATGGTCTCCTTCTTCATAGATGTCTTCATCCATGTTTGGATAATGGTCTCCTTCTTCATAGATGTCTTCATCCATACTTGGATAATCATCTCCGCCTCCAAAAGGATCTATATCTTCATCCATAGATATTTCATAAATATTTTCATCCATTTTAGAATCCATCCATTCTTCTAAACCTTCTGGTGTGTTCATATCTTCTTCTATTTCTTCGTTCAATTTTATTAAGTATTCATCTTCACCGTCAACAAATGAAATATTGTTTTCGTCTTTTGTAACGACAATACCATCATTGTCACTCATTAATTTAAATACTTTAATAACTTCAGCATCAGATGCCCCAGTAAGATCGATTGTTTCATCATCTTCCATATCAAATTCGTCGTCATCCATAGGTGGTTCTGGCATGTCATCCATACCTTCTTCATCATCCATGTATTCTTCTTCGTCGTCCATGTCTTCTTCATCATCCATACCTTCTTCATCATCCATAGCGATTTCTTCATCATCCATGTCTTCTTCATCATTCATAGTGATTTCTTCATCATCTTCAACCTCGTCATCTTGTTCTTTAAGAGATTCTTTTACTAAAGATTTGATTTCTTGCTTCATTGTAGAAGAAAGTATTCCTTGTGCGTTTTTGTTAAGTGCTTCTTCAAGATTTCTTATCTGAAATAAAGCATCTTCAATACTTGAGTTTTTTCCCATTTTTATTGTTCTTTTCATAATAAATATATCACTATGAAAAAAAGTTCATTTTTAGGTAATAAAAAAAGGGAATATTCAAAATATCCCCCCTTTTTAAAAATTTTTAATTTTAATTATACTATTCAATCACTTCATCAATTTTACTTTCTGTGATTGACGTGATTCTCCAATCCATTGTGTAATTTTCATAGATTTTAGTTACTTTTGCTTCAACATCCGTTGGCGTGTAACCCAAAACTAATTTTTCTTCTTTTTGTTTTTTTACTCTACCAGATTCCGAATCTAACAAATCTGATGTAATCTTTGCTACAAAATATTTTTCTCCTTGTTCCATAATTTTTTTATTTACCCAAATAATCGGATAATCTTTTCATTAAGTCAAGAGATTTGTTACCACTATCACCAACATTTCTTTCTACGGCCATTATTTTTTCTTCTTCCAAATTTTCATCAAATTTCATTCTATCGTTTTTATCTAAGAAAAGATAAGCCCCAGGTGTTGAAGGTGATGACACAAGATCAAAACAGATTAATTCAAAATCATCTTGTACTTCATTTTGTTCACCAACCTTTTTAAGGGATCCAACACCACGAGATGAAATACCCAAGGTAACACCTTGTCTTAAATAATTGGCAGCCATATCACCTTTTGTTGATACAATACCTCTTTCGTGAAAACCAGGTGATGTAAGTAATTTTAATTTACCAAGTAATACTGGACCATCCCACCAAATATCAGTTATCATATGAGATACTCTATCAAGGTCAATAAGGGAAGATTCTGGGTGATTTAATTCAGAAAGGGAAGTTCCTTTCTCAATCATTTTTTTATAATTATCAGCTTCTCTTTTTAATATCTTTTCTGGATATACCCTTCCGTTTCTATTTGGTGTATTATATTTTTGTAAAACCGCATAAAATTCAAATGGTTTTGAATGGTCCAAAAATGATTTGGATTCCATTATATAATGGTTATTTTCACTTTTTGGATTTATGTATCCCGCGTCGTACTCAATAAGGATTCCCTTACCAGTTTCTTTTGGTCCCAATATTTTATAATTGTTCATATGAATTTTTTATAATAAATATTAAACAATTCCCATTTTTACTTTTTGTTTTTTAATATTACCGTTTTTAGTTAAATAAAATTTGAAATGTTCATTGTGAATTAATACGTCATCATATAAATCTTTGACGAGTTTTTTTATAACTTTTTTTAGTTTAGGTGATTTAAAATCAATAGGTTCCAATAAAAATAAATTAATTTCTAAATTCATAAATGACTTTTTATTTAGTTGTAACCCACTGGACCTTAAGTCCAAATCAACAATAAATTTTGTGTCAAAATAATGTTTATCTATGTTATTGTATATTGAATGTTTTATTGACCTGGTCATATTAAGTATGATTCTATCCCATCTTTCGTATTCTTCAATTGGCTGTGCCCAGGTTTGGATGTTTAAATAAATGGATTTTAATTCTTTCGAGTCTACAGTTCCGTAGCTAACTTTTGAATTTCTAAATCCAGTTAGTTTTGTTGTTTTTCCTTTTTTCATAAATATTTTTCATACTTTCTTTGTTTATTTTTTATAATTTTAATTAATTTTGTAATATATATCAATATAATAAAAATTTAAAATAAAGTATGTTAATAGTAGAAGTAAAAAAAGGAAACATAGAAAAAGCCCTTAAAGATTTAAAAAGTAAAGTAATTAAAACAAGACAAAATTCATTATTAAATGAAAGAAAAGAATTTACAAAAAAATCTGAAAAGAAACGACAGATAATTTCTAAAGCAAAATATAAATCGAAACTTAATTCTGAATTATAAGTTTCTTGACAAATCTTTAAGTTTAATATAATTTATTTCACTATATTTTTCGTTTGAAATTTTATTTAAAGTTTCATTTATTTTACCTAAAACTTCGTTGTCATTTTCCTTTTCTTTCAAAACCTCCAATTTTTCTTGGATTGTTTCTTTTAAAACCTCAAACTTAACTTTTAATTTTTCTTCACTTTCAAACAGAATTTCGTTTAATTCTTTTTTAGTTTTATCGTCAAGTTTTTCCAAATGTTCTTTAACGGTTTTATTTGCAACTTTAACAATATCTTTGAGTCCAACATTTTCAATTTTTTCAAAAATAACTGGAGATTGTTTTAAAGATTCTATAATATTTGTTTTACTTAAAATTTTATTTTCAAGGTCTTCAATCTTATTCGAAAATAAATTGTCGATATCTTTGTATTCGTTTTCACACTGAATGTTGTCTACCCACAATTTTAAATCATTAATTTGATTTTTGGAAATTTTATTAACTGTATTTTCATACAATGTAATCATTCCGTTTACAAATTCTTTTGCTGTCGATTCATTTAATTTCTTATTTGATGATAACTCATCGTAAATAAAAAATAGTTTTTTAATATTTTTATTTTTTAAAACAAGTTCATCAAATACAAATAAATTTTCTTTTAATGTATTTTTTACATAACTTTCAGCTAATACTTTTTCAATTTTACTTTTGATTAAACCAAATTTCATTTCCATTTTTTTATAATAAATATTACCCATTAAGTAATTTATCTAATTCAGATTCAATATCTCCTAAAGAATTATTACCTTTACCAAAAAAATCACTCTCTTCTATAAAATCTTCACTTTCATTTAGGACGTTCAAATTTCTTCTCTTGTAACCATCCGCTAATGGTGCTTCTCCACCAGGTGGTGGCGGTGGTGCTCCTCCACCCATATCACCTCCTCCAGCAGGTGCTCCACCAGCAGGATTTGCTGTTTCACCAGATACCGTTTTATATAATCTATCAACATTATTAAATAAACCTGTTTTAGTTATCACTGTTGCCGTGTTTGCCAACTCTCCAGCTACAGCTCGTTCTAACCTTATTTGTTGTATTTCAAGTTTAATATCTTCATCAGAAAAACCAAATATATGTTTTTTGGCCCAAGTTGCCGAAGTTGGTTGTAGGGTATTTGGTATTTCTGTAACCATATCTTTATATAATAATACCTTTTCTTTCCAAACATCAATCATTAATAAATCAGATTGTTTAGAAGGATTGGTAAGTCCTAAAGTAAAGTTATGTAGTTCATCTTCAAAACCTAATAAAAATAAGTGAATAATTGCGATTTTATTTAATTCAGCAATCATTGATTTTTGTATTTTATTGATTGTTCTTGCAAAACGAATATCAAGTAACGAAAGATTTTTACCATCACCAACCGGTTCTTCAAAACCAAGGTAAGCTTTAGGTATTCTTAAAGCTGTGACAAGTTTCTTTTGAATATATTCAATGTCGGCTATTTCAGATAAGTTTGCTGCACCAGGTAGTGTTTCAATCGGCATTGTTTGTGTTGCATCCCTAACTGGTATGAAATAATCTTGATCAACTGCCATTTGGTTGAACCTCAAATCAACATTCCCAGTATTTTTATCAACAACTTGGTCCCTTTTAAATTTATTTGCAACACGTTGTACATAAGCTTCCACATCTTTATCATCCATATTCCCAACGAATACCTTAAACACCCTTCTTTCTGGTGCCCTTGATGTTCTATATATCAACATCGCATCCTCAGCTAATACTAATTGCTTCCAAATTCTACGAGCTTTTTCAAGCATCGAAGTTCCATATGGAAGTTTTCTATCGTCACCGAGTAGTCTAAAGTGTGCAATTTCCCATGTGTTAAATTCCATATCCTTATGTTTCCAAAGAAACTTTAAGGTTTTATTTTTGAAATCAACTTGTGGTCCAACAACTGCATTCATAGTTCTGGCTTCCAAACCTCTTTCAAGTCTTTCAATTTCGATATTAGGCAATTGTAAACAACCAACAACACCTTTTTCTGGGTCGAGTTTCAAATAAACAAAATTATCACCGTATTTACAAGTATTTCTAATCCACATAGGTAGATTTATTGATATGTCTAAACTCTTGTTAAATAAATCAGTAAGTATTGATTTTATTCTTTTTGATTCAGAATATATTTGTAATACATAACCATCTTGGTTTGGTGTTGTAGATTCTTCAGAATATATATCAAGTGCTGTTGATATTTCCGGTGTGTATTCCATCGATTCATAATCATAAAATGCGGCAATTCTATTTGGTTCATAATAAACGGCCTGAGCATAAAGATTATTTTCGATTTTATGCCACTGATTACTTAAAAATAATGCTTGTTGATATTCTAATTTTTCTCTTTCATATTCTTGTTTGTTTGGTGTTTGTAATAAAACTTTTTTATCAAGTTTAACTGTTGGTGAATCCATACTTAATAATGAATTTGGACCAAAAGTTTTTGATAATCTTTGCCAAACTGTTAAATTTTGTTTTTCCATATAAAAAATTTAATTATATTTTTATAATATTAAATGTTTAACACCAAACCAATTTAAAATTATCTTGTGTTATAATGTCCTCAAAAAATTGAGTCTGGATGTCGCAAGTTATTATTGGTATTGTTGTTGTGGTTGTTGTGGTTGGTATTGGGTTTTCAGCACCTTCAATAAAATTATCTTTTATTGATATTTTTTTTATGTCTGGTACATACTTTTTTACAGAAAAAATTGGCTGTCCGTCGACAATCAATCGTGAACCACCTATAATATTTCCTGATTTTTTTCTTCTATTTAATCCCATAACAATAATTATCTTCTATTACCAAATAACCAAGAATACTTTATATAATCTTCTTTTAAAGCTCCAGAATTTAGTATATTGTTTTTATCGTTTCTAGCATTAAAGTTTGGAATTACGGGGTCAAAATGAATTTGTTTCCCAACAGAATCGTTATTTGAAACCGTCCACGAATCCAACATAACTTTTATTTTTTCTGTTACTTTTTCGAGTTTCGAAAATGAAGATTCACCAACATATATGGCCATAGAAATACCCATAATAAGGTCATCGTGTTGTCCTTTTTGGTGATCTGGTCTACCATTGACATAAACAAAGGTGTTCATTTCATTATATAATCTAACACTTCTAATTTTAAATTTATGTCTTACATATTCCTCAAATGCTGCAATTATTTGTACACGTTTGTTATTAAAATTAATTCCGGGTATTTTGTCGGCAGAACTTTTACTTACAGCCCAGATATTCATCGAATCAACACCATCAATATATAAGTTTTTATAACCAAGTTCTTGCATTTTTCTAACCGTTGTAATACCCATACCACCGGTGATATCCACAACACAAAATGCGTTATACATTAATCCCCATTTATATGCAATTTCAGCTAAAGCATCTGGGGGTATTTTT